AAACCTGCACTTTGCGGGTTAAAGTTCCATGAACCGTTGTTTTTCTTGTTGAAAATGTCGATAACACGCTCAAATTTGAGCATATTTCTACCTGTACTATTTCTAGTAAGCACTTGTCTTAAAGCGCCGTTATAGTGACCAGGCAATACATCAAAGAACCAACCTGCATCTCTGAATTCTTTAGGTAACGGAAAGTCTAGCGCGTTTTGCGTATCTTGAGAGTATAAGTAATAGTTACCAACTTCAGTAACATCGCTTAGATACGCTGGGTTTTGAACTGGAAGTGGTTTAACACGTCCACCTGAATCAGTCATCGATACTTGAGGTGCAATGTTTTTTAAGAATTGGTTTACACCTCTTTGACCGATAGAATAAATTGAGTGATGTCTGTTGTTACCTGGTCCAATAGTTACCCCGATTAAAAGAGCTTTACGTCCTGTTTCTAGATCGTAATACATATCTAGACCCTCAGCCTCTTGGAAATCTCCAGTAAAGTTGTTATTCACACCGCCAATATCGATACGACGTTTAAATAACAATTCTTTCTTTTTGATGTCGAATCCTTGTAAGTAATTAGGGTTAGCTGGATTTGAATCGCCAGTGTACCAATATAAGACACCTGCATCATAAGCAATACCTTGCATAGGTTGCGTACCTGATGTGTATTGCATAGGGATATCCATTTGGTACAGTACTTTGTCTATACCTTTATCAATATCATCAGCACTTCTAACTTCAACGAAGTTTAATGCGTTCTTAGCTTGTTGTTCAGAAGTTTTATATTCACGTCTGAAAATCATTAAGTTTTCTACTGGATTATAAATTGCCGACGTATATCTATCGTTAAATACGTTTGGCATGACGTCTTGCATTTCGTTGCCATACGTCATTTCTCCACTTCTGTATTTAAAGCGTACAAACTTGTTGTTATTGTTAGCGTCTAACACTGCTGAATAAATCCACAACTCATTGCCGATATATCTATAGGCGTTGTGTGTGCCGTGACCGCCATTTTTAACAAGCAATCTATCAATAAATTGTCCATTAGGTTTCAATCTAGATAACATGTAATGATTGCCCGGACGCGCTTGTGTCATATAAATAATTTTTGTTCTAGGGTCTACCCAAAATGATTGCATTACTGCGTTAGTATATGGCGATAAATCAGTGATGAATTCCGGTTCTTGTTCTTTTGGTTCGAATCGGTATTCTGTAGCTCTATATTCTTTGTAATTATCATCAACTGACTTTTTAACCGTTTTGGTTAATTCGTCTAACGTTGCATAATCATGATACAAACGATCTTGTAATGTTGGGTGCGCGTATCCTGTATTATCAACACGCGCGTCTTTTACTTCATTGATACCGTCGCCGTTATGACCTAGTACCATGTTGCTGAATCGACCGTTTAAATAAACTAAAAAGTCTGAGACACTACCATTCAAATATTTAATTTGGTTAGCTGTGTGCGCATATACTTCTTCTTTTTGATGATATATAAACATCTTTTCAAGTTTACTCATTCCATTATCAAGTAATCGATAGTTGTACTCATGCTGAGCAACTACTTTTTCGCCAGTGATAGAATGCAAACTTGTTATTAATCCGTAAGCCATTGGTTGCCTCCTTTAGTCGTAAAAACTGTAATAATCCTTGATTAACTCGTACATAATAACCTCGTGACCTTTTTCGTTAGGGTGTAAGCCGTCCTCCATGCTCGCTTTCCTAAAAGCTGGATTGTATGGCTTAAAGTAATCTGTGTGATATGCGTCAAACACTGGTACGTCTAACTCACTACAAGCTAATATTTGAGCGTTTACATAGTCCTCAAGTGTTAACCCTAGTTTGTTTTTGTCTGTGTCTTTACGGCGTATCGTTGTACCACTCATAGGGCATTGTCTTGTAGCTGTCATCACTAGTATTTTTGAATTCGGATTATTCTTTCTAATAACTTCAATTGCAGAACAAAAGGCACCGTAAAACGTTTTAGTGTCCGTTTTATCAGTGCCTATCGGTACGCCTGCCCAATAATCATGTAACCAGTCATCATCTGTACCTTGTAATATGATTAAGTCGCCTCTTATTTGCTCTGCTTGCCTATAAATGCTGTTTTCTACCGCTTCTTTACCTATTGGAACTGTTGCCATTGTTGCGCCACCTCTTGCAAGGTTGGTCGTTTTAGCTTTTAACTTCTTGCCTAACATTTCTGTAAAATTAGTTTTTGCGTGCGACCCCCTAGCTACAGAATCGCCAATCGTTCCAATAGATTTGATATTTCTTATACTTGATTGACTCGTAAAGTCGTACATAATCGTGCCATTCGCAGTTGTAACTGTTTTAGTACTCATCTTATCGACTTTTGCGTTTATTTTTTCATTCTGCTTAACTAATTCATTATTTATAGATAAACTAGCGTTAACTTTAGCGTTTAGTTCTCTCAAGTACTTAGCTGGGTCTGACTTAGTTGTTTTTACATTCTTAACATAGTTCGTAGCTTCATGGATAGCTTTTCTATACCTGTCGCGCATTGTAAAATCGCCTAATACTACATCTTGTTTAATGATGTTATTGTACGCATCTCTATGTGTAGTGATTTCAACTATTCTCACTAAGTCGTTATAGCCTATAGTTGGTTCAGCCACTCTTACGACATCGCCAATTCTAGGGTTAGCCTCTGGAAAATGCTCAGGCTGTGCTACGAAGTCCAAAGAAATAGAAGCAGTGACACTTTTCTTTATCACTAGCTCCATTGATTTTTTCAAAACATCTTCTTTTTTTATGCGTCCATCTATTAACGGAGGCGCTTCCCTTTTACCAATCAGTTGTGCTAATGGGTGTGTGAATTCGAATTGTAATCCAGCCTCTGTAAAGGTTTGTTGACCGTCAAAGTCGCCATAACCTCTTATATATGTGTAGCATTTCGAAGCATCTTCTTGAATTTTGACATTATCAGCATTTACACCTGATTTGATGTAGTAATCTGCTACTTTAGATAATTCATCGTACAAATGAAATGTCTTGGTTTTAGCTTCGTATTCATATTCGAGATGATAACGTTCAAGACCTTTTTTGAATATCTCAAGTCTTGTGTCTCCTTTACCTAATCCCTCGAACTTTGATGCGTCAACCTTAGTGTGCAATACGTACTTATAACTAGTTCCTTTAAATACAGTGTTAAAAAACTCTACGCCTGTGAAACTTTCGTTATATTCTTGGTAAATCCTAGAATTGTTTAGATCATCTAATTCTTTTTGTCTCGCTTTGATACTAAGTTTGATTTTGTTTCCAATTGTTGATTTATCAAGCATTACTATCACATATTCATCGAGGTCATCTTCCCCCTTTACGTTTGTGATAGTCCACATCTTTGTAATAGCGCCGATTGCGTCGAAAGTGCTGGCATTTTCTATCATATCAATGTCTAACGTGCTATCTTCATTCAATTTTTCGTTTAATTTTGTATTAACATGAATCGCATGACCGACGCCTTGCAAACTTTTTAATAATACCGGCATATGCTACTCCTTATCTGTAATATAATTTGTGTCTAAAGACTATCTTTTTCATAAGTCTGTTGGCTTTAAAATGATTCCAACCAGGATACAACACCGGTTGTTCTAACGTCTTGTTGTATAGGTCAATATTTAAATTGCCTCTATATGTGTGCTTGTTATCAAAAATGATTTTATCGCCTGCTTTTAAATCGACATCTTTAATTACTGAGATGTTTCCTTTATCCATATAGAAAGTGAAACCGTCTTTATCATCAGCTTTAACGTCTTCGGCTAATTCAATTTCAACTATATTGAATTGGTTGAACTGTGTTAATGCTACATCTCCGTTGTAATAAACATCTCCAGAACTCGTATTATAGAATGTCATTTGTCTACTTCTATCATTTTCATTTAGTGCTATTCTGTCCGGAACTGACCATTTTTCTAAATCGTTATCACTTTCTAAATCAGTGCTATAGCCAATACTTTCAAAGAAAGGCAATTCTGTCGTCTCAAAAGTCAACGTGATTTCTCCTGATGTCTTAGTCGTGTCGAAAGATACTTCGCTAACTAATCCAACGAATAGTTGTCTACCGTCAACATAATCTAATTCAAATTCTTGCTCTAATGGTTCGAACATATTTTCAAATTTGATAGTGTTATCCGGCGTTGCCAATTCTCTTAGGTAAAAGCGACCATAAAACAATGTTTGAATGTCTGATTTAAGATGTGAGGCATAAGCAATTTTAGGTACTTCATACCTCAATCTTAATTCAACTTTTTTATATTCCTCTTTAGCGTAATTGTGAAAACGTCCGTCAACACCATCTAAAGGCGAATAATTCCTTTTGTAACCTGAACCGATAACATTGTAATCAAGCACTCTTAAGTGTTTGTAAGTATGAGGATTGTCACTGACTCGATACTTCACACCATTTTTAATAATTTCTACATCATGGGCTATCAATAAACAAACCTCCCTTACATTAAGTTGAAACTACCATCTTTTGCATCCATATCGTCAATGTGAGATTTAATCATGTTTAGATCGCCCTCGTTCCTAACAGTCACATTAACAATAGGTCTATTGTTTTCTTTCATGCTATGTTGCACATCGTTTGTCATATGACCATCAACACTTGGAGTCAAACTATCGTTGAAGCCATCTGTTAACGTTGAACCTAACTCACTTGTAAATGTTTTACCGAAGCTAGTAGCCATTACTTTAGCTTGTGATACTGCTAAACCTTTACCTAAACCACTACCACCACCGTGACCACTCACGAATGAAGTTACAGAGTCCCAAGCTGATGAAATCGCATCGCCTACAGCACTTACTACTTTGTGCGCAGCGTTAGCTACACCTTCTGCCACTTTGCCGATTAATTCCGCTCCGGCATTTAAAAAATCGCTGAAAAAGCTTTTAATCTTATCAAGCGCGTTTTTCATGCCGTCTCCTACATTTGAGACAACTCTTTTAAATCCATCAGCTACTTTACTTGCGAAACTTGTAACTGTGTTCCAAATATTAGAAACCCATTCGGAACCTTTTGTGATAATAAAGTTTAGTGCTTGCCCCATTTTTTCAGCTACACTTGAAGCAACACGACTAAACCAACTTGTAACACTGTTCCAAATACTGCTAACAAAATTAGTGATTGTACTCCATATCTGTGACCAACTTGTACCAAACATAGAAAGTGTTCGATTCATTACGCCAGTTAAAAAGCCGATAATTGACTCCCAAACTGATTGCATGTATTGCCAAATCGTATCAAGTACATTGGTAACCGTAGTTTTAATAGTCTCCCAAGCACCCGAGAAGTCGCCAGTAAGCAACTGAATCAAAGCAGTGAACAAACCTACTATGATTTGGACTGCTACGGATATCACTGTTCCTATGGCTTGGAACGCAATTGTAATTAACGTCCACAAACCTTGTATGATATTCATAACGTTTGTAATGATGCCTATTACCAACACACCTAAAACTTGCATGAATATTTGTCCTAATACTTGTAATATAGGCATTATCGGTTGTAAGGTAGATTGGATTTTGCCCCACAATTCAGTTAACCAACCAACTACACCTTGAATCGCACCGGAAACCGCCGTTTTAACACCGTTCCATGCTTCAGTAATAGTTTTTCTGAAATTCTCGTTTGTTTTCCATAAATAAACTAGGACACCAATGAATGCACCAATTACTGCTATAACTGCTAAAATAGGTGCTGAAATCGAACCGAAAACGCCCATTAACAATTGCATAGCTCCAGTAACTAGACTTGATGTTCTAACGAAGATTAAAATTTGTTTGATAACTCCAAATAAACTCAAACCAAACACATTTGTAAGCACACTACTTATAGCAACAATCGGAGCCATTAAAGCCCAAAATACACCGCCTAAAATACCCATAACGCCAGCAACTTGTGCTATAGCTGGGTTTGTTTCGAATAGTTTAGCGATAAATCCAGCTAGATTAGTGATAAAGTCTAATAATTTACTAGCTATAGGAGCCATTGCAGTGCCAAAAGCAACTAACGCTTTTACGATATTACCGATTAACTGCATAATAGTAGGACCATTCTCTTGAACATAACTGATAAAGTCTTTAAATCCTTGTGATTGCCCTACTTGTTCTGACCACGCTCTGAATTGAGAAGTTAATTTAACTAACCAATCAAAAATGTTGGAACTGTTTTGTGCAAAAGCAATCATTAAATTACCAATACCAACGAATACATTACCAAATATCTGACCAATCTTAGGTAAGTTAGTGGTAGTGTAGTCAATAAACGCTTTAATAGCATTTTGACCAGCTACACTATTAGCCCAATTTTGGAAAGCTATAGACATGTTCTGTAGTCCTTGAGACACAAATTTGAATAACGGCATTAATTGTGTGAAAATGTTAACTAATCCGTCGCCAAATCGTCCTGCAGCGTTCAATAAATCTCCGAAGATTGCGCCACCTATGCTATTCAATGCTTCAAACGCTTTCTTAGCTGTTTCGGAATGTTTAACCCAATTCTCAAACTCGCGTGCGTTTGCTTCAACCAGCATAGATACTTCGGATAAGAATGGTTTTAATTGAGACATCGCACTTGTAACGCCTCTGATACCCGCTGACATCGCATTAAAAATACTTGCTTGATTCTCTTTTACAATGCCTTGCCATGTAGTTTTTAACTGATCGCTCGCATCTCTAAAGTTTTGAACTTCTTTTGTTACTGCTAATGTTCCATCTTTTACCATTTTTAGTGCAGTAATAGCCATTGCACCGAAGCCAACCGCTCCAACACTTGCTACAGAGAACGCACCAGCTAGACCGATGACGCCACCACCTAATACACCAACGGCATTAAGTACTGCCATAATAGCCGGAACTAATCCAGCAATTATTGGTATTAACGCTTGTATACTAGCAATCATTAAACCTTTGACTTGTTGCGCAAAGATAGTACCGAAAGTTCTAATATTTGATGCGATGCCATCCATTGTTGATTGATACTGCTCTAACGCTCTTTTACCAGCGGTCAATGCTACTTGCATTTTCGTCATTCCGGTTGTATCAAAATCTAATTTAACAGTGTGTTTGCGCCAACCAGCTAACATTGCTTTAGAAGTCGTAACATTTCTTTTTAATCCGCTTGCGTCGCCGTCAATTTCAACTTTTTTACGTCTGATATTCGATAGTTCTGCTTTAACAAACGATATGACTTGTTTTACTTTACTAGCGTCTGCATCGATATTAACTTTATGTTCTCGCCAACGTTGAGCCATCGATTTGGCTCGCGTTAGCTCTCTTTGGTAATCTCTTATGTTAGCTGTAACTTCTGTCTTGATTTCGTCCGGTATATCAGTCTTAGCCATACGTTGAGCAGTTCTGATGTTCCTTTTAAAATCACTGATTATAGCTGTAACACGAGCCAGAAAATTCTTTTCCATGCCTAACCTCCTTTATGACTTGTTTTTAAGCTGTTAAGGAACTTGCGAGTCCCTTGTTTTTGTATTTCTCTTTTACGTTTGTTTTTAGCTAGCTCACGCTGTTTCATTCTTTCGTATTCACCTTCTTGACCACGAATAATGTAATGTTCTCTTTCGTTCTGCCTAACAAAACGTTTTAGTGATTTACCAGCTTGAGCAACCGCATTATATTGAGCGCCGTACAACGCAATGTCCCTTTGGTCAATCAATGCTTGTCTAGCCCCAATAATCCAGTCATTCCATTCGGCAGGTAGCATGCTCATTAACTCGTCATTACTCATATAACCTATGTAACGACTTGTCATCTGCCTTATTTCCGAATAGTCTAATAAGGTGCTACGGTCATGATTTCTTTGTAGTTGTTCTTCATCATCTCGATACCAGCTTTCGCGCCCTCTTTCTCGTCTTCTTTGGCTAACGATGGCGCTTGGTTCATCTGTGTCCAGAATAGACGTGATTTCTGCTTGAAAAAACCGCTATTATTCATTACGTCCAACGCACCTTGTAATAGATTTAACGTGTCGTTTTCTCTTTCGATGATTTCCATGATTTCCGCTTCAATATCTTCTCTTTTAGGTGCGCTTTTACCTAGGTAAGCCGTTGCACATTCCCAAAAGTCTACAATTGCTACTGTGTCACGTTCTAATAAAGCGTTATAAACATTAGTAAATCCTGAAATTGTTTGTTTTCTGCCTTTGTTATCCTCTTGTTCAGTCGCAAACTTTTTAGCGGTTTTATCGAACATAAATGTTGCTTTTGCTTTTACTTCTTCATTGTTAATTGTTAATGATGTAATCGGATTAAAAGTTGTTTCAGTCATATTAAATACCTCGTTTATCGTTATTTTGTACAAAAAAATAGAGGGCTAATGCCCTCGTTAATTACATACTTAAATCGCTACTGCCAGCAGTTGTTTTTTTAGTTCGGTTTTCATAACTATCTTCGTAAGCGTTCATATCTTCGAATTCAACAACTGGAGCCAATGCGCTAGGGTTAAGCCATTCTTTTGGTAAATCATTGATTGTACCGTCTGCACTATTGAACTTAACTTTCGCTGTGATTTCGATTTTGTTATCTTCATCATCAAATGACCATTCGTGCTCTTCGATAACTACATATGCGAATACACCGTGATGTTTGCCATCGCGTTTTTTAGTTTCCCAAATCCAAACACGTAACTGTTTGAATTGCTTAACTGATTCTTTTAATGCTAATTGTCCTTTATCTCCCGGAACGACATCAAGCGTCAACTTGATTTCTTCTTCGACAGAGTTACGGCTATAATCTTTCTTACCGCCTTGAATGATTTCAGCAAGGTCATTACTGATAGTGTGCCCACCCTCTGCTAAACTACCTAAAAGCGTTGCTTCTTCGATAGTTAGCTTCTTAGCTAAATCTTTATCAGCGATTTGGAGAGCGACAATATATTTATCCTGCGCCATTCGTTACACTCCTTTGTAATGTGTTATGTCTGTATTTAAAAACAAGCCGAATGATACCGTGTTTAGTGTACTGATCTATGTCAGTAATCACTTCTTGTGTATCAATTCGACTTTTAATGAATGAATAATAATCAATTTCTATTTCGTTGTTTAAAACAAAGCCTAAAAATTGAATTGTTTGTGATGCCTCATCTCTATTACGCGCTTGACTATAAACATGTAACGTGATGCCGACATCTTCGACCATGCTCGTGGTCGTTTCTTTGTTAGTGACGTTTGTTTCACCCACAACGATATATGGGTAAACAGCGTCTTTCTGAACGCAATCAAAAACCCTACCACCCAATTGTTTTTGGATAATAGGGTTACTTTTTAATTTGTTATATACTTTGTTAAATAAGTACCGTTCAACTGATACCCACATATATTAACCACCTCATGAAAAATACTTATTAAAGAACGCTCGTCCAGCGTCTATTGCCGGCTCCCAAAAAGGTTGAGCATGTTGTCCTTTAGTAGTGTGCCACTTACCGTTCGCATCTTTGTACGACCACGGTATCTTTTTCGCTCTACTACCTCCAGCACCTGTTGCATATATACCAGTACCATAATTGACATATATTGCGTATTCACTACCAATGTTAATAACGCCAGTTAATCCGCCATCTTTAAAGTCCATTGTTACACTTTCCCTAAGATAGCCGGTATCAACTGGCATTAATGAAATGATTGTATTGTGAATTTTAGTAGTAGTCTTTGCTATACCTCGTTTGACCCATCGTTCTATGTCTCGCTCATAATTTTCCAACTCTTTTACTAAGTCCCAATTACCATATTTAACCTTTGCCAATAGATCGCACCCTCAATCTAGTTAAATTAATTTCATGTTGTCCGCCTTGGTCGACCGGTTCGCCTACAACTTCGTACGTTTTACCCTCGTAATTAAATAAAGTTTTGTTTGTTATTGGTATGTGGTACGGCGTATATAGGTTTCGGTCGAAATCTTTGCTCATCTGATGAAATTTGAGTGTCTCACTTGATGTAGGTGTGTCCATAAACCCTTTAATTGTTTCGTTACTTTTAAAACGCTCGTATTCTTTGGGATATGTTCCTACGACTTCAACCTCTCCAATTTCAATTGTGTGCGGAAACTCATCAAACGGATTAAACATATCGCTTACCCCAACTTAATTTACGATAAGGCATTAGATAAGCGTAAGCACTACTAGGTATATCAGTTACATAGGTATAACTCACAGTGCCCATCGTGCGCGCTGAGATATTGCCGGTTGTACCAAACTTGATACATTCAGCAATAAACTTCTTAACACCCGACGGCACTTCTTTGTCATCAAACTTCTGATTACAATAATCTTCTGCAACACTTTTATATTCTTCAATAAGATATTCGATTTGCTCATCGTTAGACGAATCATTGAGTGAAAGTCCATTAATCATTTTGACGTCTTTTGTGTCCATTACTTAACACCCTCTAAAACTTTGATAAGCTCATCTTTTTTCATATCGCTATAACCTTTAATTTCACGCTTTTTAGCAAGTTCTTTTAATTCTGCCACTTTCATATCAGACAAACTTTTTTGCTCCTCAGCGTTCGCCTCAGACTGTTCTGTCTGCTTTTCTTCAACAAGTTTGATAGCGATTAAATTACGGCGGTTATTTGTTGTAGATAATTCAGTGAATCGTTCTTCTGATACTTCCAATCCATCACGTGGGTAAATGTCTCCCACTTGATATTCACGTCCGTTGCCTTGTGCATCTTCAAAACGTTCGATTACTTTATACATACGTCACTACCTCCTATTACATTTCTAAGCTTCCAGAACCTTTAGTGATTTTCACTGCTTTAGATTCATCATATAAATAAGCTACATAGTGCTTATCACTGTATAATGCAGTTGTTTTTGTTGATGCGTCACGCGCTACTTCTAAGAAGAAATCACGTTTCAAGATTAATTTAACTGCGCCTTTTTTAGCTAAAATAGCCGTGCCAGCTTCTAACTTATTAGAACGTACAATGATAGCGCCTAAAGCTTCGCCAAACGCGCCTTTAACGATGATGTCATCGCCTAATTCGGTTGCGCGTGTAAAGTTAGTTGATGCATCTCCACGTAATTTACCAGCATCAAGTGGATTAACAAATAAAACCATTGGTTCTAAGTCTTCATCGTTAAATTTGTCGATTGCTGATTGTAAGCCGTTTAATTTAGTGATGTCCGCATTAACAGTAAGTTTAGCTCCCATTAAAGCCTCTAATACGTCATTATCAACTTTGTTAGCGTGTGCTAAACCGTGTTGACGCACTTGTTCGCCTTGAGGGTCTCCATAACCACTTAATAAAGCCTCATCTGTGATAGATGTACCTTTAGCGATTTTACGAATTTTAGCCTCACGTTTTTTCGTTTCTAAAATATCAGTAGGGATTTTTTCTCCCTCTGCAACTACTTGTGCGTCTCCGCTATAAACAAATGCTGGGAATGTCAAAGTGTCTCCCGGTTGTCCTTGTAATGTGTTATCTACTTCTGCAAATGAAGCGAAACGCAATTTCTTTTCGAGTTGTGCTTGCATCATAGGCGCTAATACTTCTGGAATGATTTGATTACTTGTTTTAGTAAGTCCTTGTGCCATGCTTGTACCTCTTTCTTTGTTTAATTTTGATTAACTAATTTTTCGAATGTCTCACGATCGTTCAAATACAATTCGTTACGTTCAGCGACACTCATGTTGTCAAACTTTTCTTTCGTTACACCTGAGTCTGGATTACCTCCGCCTTGTGGTGTTTTACCTACAGGCTTAGACGACGCAAATAAATAAGGTTTGGACTCTTTAAGCGTTTTAATTGCTTCATCTAAACCTTTTACAGTGCCGTCGTCTACTAATTCCAGTTCATCTTTATTGATGAATGCTAGAATGTCGTTAGCATCATTTGCTTCTTTAGCAACCGCTAACTTAACTGCGTTATTAAGTTGTGTTTCTTTATACTTTGTCTCCCACTCTGAATTTTGATTCTTTAATTCTTCGAGTTCTTTTTGAATCTCGCTATCATCTTTAACAGAGTCTTGCAATTTGACAATTTGTTCATCACGTTTAGAAATCTCTTCTTTTAACTCTTCAATTTCGGTATTCTTGTCGTTCAATCTCGAACGTGGTACCATTCCCGATTTTGATTCGTCAATCGCATCAATTACCTTCTGTTTGTCGATTTCTCCGTCTTTAAATTGTCCTAACAATGTGTATAAATCCATTTAAACTACTCCTTTTTACGAGTTTTACGTGCAACGCCACGAAGAATTTTGGTATAAAAAGAAGCAGTTTAACGACATGCTAAGGTCGAGTAGTAAACTACTTTCTTTTACGTTTATATTTCTCCCACTCACGATAAGTCATTTGTGGTGTTACTTCAGTTGTGCCATCATCTTTACGTACTCTTGTTGTACTAGGTAAATCATCTTCATCAATGTAATACATAAGCTTACAACGACAGTTAATGTTTTCTTTCGCACTATTCACACCAACGAACAACTTAGGTGCCTGCCCAACGCAACCGCTCGACTTGAACGGTTCGTCTATTTTCTTCTTAGCACCGTCTAGATGCCTGTGTGTGTCCCTTGTACGCGTATCTTTAGTAGCTTGCCAATACTTATACATCTGTAAGCCGTTCTTTTGAGCTACTAATGCACTATCAAGTCCAGCTTGAGACATCGCTCTTCCCGCTTCTGTACGAGCTACACGCAACGATTGAGCTTTAGACATACCAATATCATCACGGATTGCTTTCGCTATCTTAGAGTAGCCCTCTCCACTCATAATGCCTTGTGTGATATGTAAGCGTATCTTTTTCAGTACTTCATCACGATGCTTCTGTAGCGTCGGTACTAACCGAATGAACTCAATTGGTTGTTCAATAGCCGATGTGATAACTTCTTTGCTAGGAACATCAAATTGCATAGATGTTTGACTCGCCGTCTCATATAAATAAAGGCTCATAAGGAACTTTTCTATATAAGCGTCTTCCTGCGACTTCTGAATCATCTTAGCTATTTGCCTATAGTCATCAGTCAACATTGTGCCTATACGGGTTAACTCCTTATTGAGCCTGTTATATTTATTGAATTCAGTCCATGTAACATACATATCATCACTTTGATACTTCTCAAACATATCTGCGATGATTTGTTTTATCTCTTTAAGTCGATTAGCAAATAGTTGTTCTATGGGTTTCTCAGCTTTAGAGATTAGACTATCGATATATTCATCAATATCATTCTGATTGTTTATCGTTAGATCTTTCTTGTTGTTGGGCACCGTCAGCACCTCCGTCATCTAAATTAGGCAGTTGCTTGTTGTACTCCATTTGTTCTTGTTCTATTCGTTCGAGTTCTGCTTTGTAATCATCAACAAGCGGAGAACTCTTCACAAGCGTTTCTCTAGATAAATATTGAGATTGCGCGATGATTTGTGATTGCTCAGCATCATTCATCATTCTGTTAAAGTTAAACGATATCTCGATGTCTTTAACGTCCATCTTCAAGTTATTAAAGTCTATGATAAAACCAATTAACTCTTGTATCGCTACAGTCGCTTTATTCTTAAGTTTGTTTGCTTTCAAATCTAAGTTGCCATATAAGAATTTTAGTGCGATACCACTTGGAGCTGAGCCGAATTTATCAGTTTGGAAGTCAACACCTTGTCCAAATTCCATAATATAAGCTCTCATAAGGTCAATGTATTCTTTGGTGCTCGAGACCGGCACTTCAACTTGTATCGTCTCTACACCTCCGTCTCCATCAACATTGATAGCTTTATAGTACTTAAGTCCACGCATGAATTCTTCTAAGTCTTCGCCCTCATAACCTTTTAAGATATAGATGAGTTCAACTGATTCATCGAACATGTTTTGTGCGTCAGATAATCTTTTATCGATTGCATCAATTATTGATTTGTACATCCATATGTCTGACACTTCTTCAGGATTGTTCTTAAACGCTATAAACGGTACTCTACCCCAATTACCATTACTGAAATGTGATTGAACGTGATTAGCACCATAATAATAATCTGGTATTAATCCGCCGTTCTCTAATACATAATAAGTAACAGTAGCATCAGTCCAAAACTCCACTTTTTCCTCGTTATTAAACTTGTAGTAACGAATGAAAGACTTTAATTCTTCTCTTTCTTTATCAACCCAAATTGGTATAGCTTGTTCAGCTGGAACGCGGAATAGTTTCATTTCTCCGTTTTCATTAATGTAAACTTGTAGCCAGTCGATACCTTTATTACTTGTAGCAGTCAAGATATCTATCAACTTATTATCCCAACGTGTATCTAGCACATCATGAATTACTTTTAACACATTCTCGTCCTCACATGAATATGTTACTGGTTTACTAGCAACATAACTGACTTTTTGGTCAACGAGGTTTTGATGAAAGTTGGTAGTAATACGCCAATCCGGCTTATCATAATCGATATTGCCGTGCACATCTACTTTTTTCATTTGCTTAACGATGTCGTTGTCTTTGTCGTAATACCTTTGTCCAACTGTAATTTTATCTAATTGTTTTCTATGGTCATCAATTAATCTGACAATCATTTCCTCTTGTGTTTCGAATTGCGGTTTTAACTGTTCGACGACTTCCTCGCCGTATGGTTTATCCCATGGCATACGAATAATGTTAAACACCTACCTCAATATACTTAGTTTGTTTTGCCTCATATCACGTTCTAGAGCGTATCTTGTTGCATCTATAGTGTGATTGTCTTTGTCTTCTAATTTAGGCTTAACATTGCCGTCTTTGTCCGTCTCATAGTCTATATTCTCGAACTCTCTAGCAATATTTGGTGTGCGTCTTGGGTCAATTACAATAGCATCTAAATCGTCAAGCCATTGCTCTCCGAATTCCACACTGTCAGCACCTTTTTTTACACCTTTAATCTTTTTAATTCCATGCTCTTGTTTCAATTCAGCGATTGATTTAGGTTCAGCACTATCAGCGAATACCTCATCGCTTTGGTAACCTTTCTTTTTAAGCCAATTAGCAAACTCACGGTTACTTATTTGCACACCGTAACACTCATCCATTGCGTAAATAACACGTTTCTTTTTATCATAATGCCAACGTACAAAAGCTAATGGGTCAGTAGCATAACCAAAATCGACTGCATTTCTTATATTATCGAATGTGTCATATTGTCTTTGCGGTATTTCTTCAATTCTTAAATTATTAAACGGCACAACACCACTCCCTATCGCTTCGCCCATATATTCCCATCGATAACGTTGTTCGTTACGCTTTTTAGCACTCTCGGCCTCTTGTATAAACTGTTTTGATATAAACGGGTTATTCAAGTATGTAGAATGATGTACGAATGTGTTATCAGCTTGGAATGAGCTTTCATATTTTTTATTAACCCACGATTGCTTGCGCTTAGGTGGGTTGTAACTAAAGAAAAACTTATAAAACAATCCCTCGTCTAATTCTCCACGTAATAATGAGTTGGTAATCGTTGTGACTTCATCTTCTGTTTTGAATTCTGCCAACTCTTCTATCCACGCAATAGAAAAAGGGAACCTACTATCTTTTAACGACTTCAATCGTTCAGGGTTCTGTGCCCCCCTAAAGATAATACGATTCCCTCTAGGTATATAAGTTATTTCCATTGGCGACACTTTAACTTTGAATAAGTGTGACACCTTTTGTTCTTCGATTGCCCACTTGATTTGTTCAAACACTGATGTAGCTAATGTGTTATCTGTCTTACGTATAACAACCGCATTCATCGGATAACGCATAATAAGTTGTGTAATGATGATTGATATATCTGATGACTTACCTGAGCCACGTCCACCCTTTGCAACGACATTAAGTACTTCTTTGTCCTTTGTCACTTTCCACAATGGGTGGAAATGTTTAGGTAGCAAGTCGGATAAGTTAATCGATATCGTCATTAAACGTCACCGCGCTCTGCATTGTTATTTCTTGTTTGTCGACAGGATTATAACCTGTACGATCTAAAATATCTTTAGAAGCTTGGAACCTCACAAGCTCACTTTTAGCGTCCAATAAATTAATCATTGTTTGTAGAGCTTTGGGCACTTGTTTTTGCAAATGCTCAGCTTGATACCCTTTAAAACCTTCCCTGAATTTATCATTAGTTTTCCACCTTGATATAGTAGCGCGGTTCACGTCAATTTGTTCTGCGATATCCATATCTTTTGCGCCAGTGTCTGTCTTTATTTGTATATAGGCTTGTTGTTTCTTCGTTAATTCTAAATACGCGCCAAATGTTGCGTTATTTTGCATATTACTCATCGTATAATACCACCCACTTTATGTTAATTACTCTAGTTATTTTAAATATAAAAAAATGCCCCTACATCTTGTGCAGGAGCTTCGTTCAATAAATGTGAAAGGAGGAAAATAGTTATGACTCAAATTGCAAGAATTAAACTACCCACCATATAGGCAGGTAGTAAGTGATTAATAGCGTAACATATCAACTTTACATGTTTGTCACTTCTCAATCACATCGATGAGAACATCTAATGTGGCTATTACCCCACGTCTTAAGATAATTCTTACAAATCAATTATATAAAATTAATTCACGGATTAAAAATAGTGTCATTTTCGTCATTTCCGTCATTTTTGTCATTTTCGTCACTGTAGTAGATAAATCTTTTCTGCCAACTCATCACGGCGTGCTAGGAAGTTGTTTCTATTTAATTTAGAGTTAGGCATCTTCTTGATAATCGCATCCCTGTTATAACCTTTCTTCAATAACTCTAAGAAACAAAAGTCAACGTGTCCCAATCTCTGTTGTGATTGATTTATAAACTCAACCTCTTTTAACATCTGTGCATATCTTTTATTTGCTCTCTCGAGCCTCACAACAACATCTTCTACTTTACTCGAGTTTTCCCCTTGTGGTTTCGGTAACGTCGCTTGTATACCATACTGTGCGATTGAATTGCTATCATATTCCGGTATTACATCAGCTAACACATTACACTTCATTTTATGTGTGCCTATCATATTAACAATTGACTCTTTGCTATACATCTACTCTGTCACCTCCGCCCTCATCAAATCAGACTGATCGCTCAACTTTGCGAAGTCACTCGGCGCCTCTACATCATCATTAGCCGTCATCATAATATATACTTGCTCAGTTACATACTTACCTAGCTCATACATTGCTAGTAAGAATAATAGTCTTA